CCAGCCTAGCCTCGCCAAGTGCTAAGCCGCCTTTATCTCTAAACTTCTTGTCAAAAACCTTGTCCATTATTTCTTTGCGGACGGAGTCTGGGGTGTTGCGCCAAACCTCAATTGACTTAGGGTCATCCACACCCCTCCAGCCCTTAATAGACAGGCCAGCGCCTACACGTTTGCTTTCGCCTGTCTTCTTGTTTTTTTTCATGCTGCCGGTGGTGACGTATTCCTTGATAGCCTTATCCAGCGCCTGTTTTTCTTTTTTAGACATGCTTGATGATGCGTAAGAAATGAGCGTCTCGCCAGTATTGGTTGCAAAGTCTCCGCCTGTGGGAGCCATCCTAAATGGAAGGTACAGAGGGTTTTCTCCGGTCTTACCGGCAGCCTTAATTATCTGATTAACAACTCCAGGGGCTGAAGCCCAGACCATGCCGGGATTCTCAAACATGAAGTCTTGGCCGCCCTGAAGATTAACCGGCATATTAAGCTCAACATCATTAATTCCAGATAGCAAGCCGCCAGCCCGCGTTCTATCTGACATGGTGGTAACGAACGGCATGCCCTCTAATGAGGAAAGCGATACGCGAGGAATGTCATCCAAAGTGCCGCGAGAGATGACGTTAGGCTCTAAACTGGCAAGGCGCTCAACTGAACCAACGCGAGGATCATATCGCGGGTCAATCTCTCCCATGAGACCTTTAATGAATTCTGATGCCGCCTCTACCGCCGCCTTAGCTCTTGCCATTACTTCCCCGCCTTATCTCTTGCGTAACGCAGTGCCATATCAATAAGCGCCTCATGGGATACTCGATCACCCGTAAACGCATCAATGCCAGCCACATTCTCGTAGTAGTCTTGAATAGAATCCTCTGGCCTACTGCCGTAATCCTTGTACTGGTACGACCTAGCCATCTCCTTAGCGACATCTGGGGTGATGCCTTCACGGGCAGCCCAGTCATATCCGCCAGCAAAGTTCAGCGCCATGTCTAGCAATCCCCGATCAACACGAGGGCCGAGTTCTGGATTTGCGCGCAGGATTCTGTTGCTCATCGCTTGAGGAAAGGAAGTGTGCTGCATGGCATCAATAGGATTTGCCGCAACAGTGCGGATATTGGACTCCCACAACTGCTTGAATATGTTGTAGTCCTTAAAGGGATCGTCAGCCATTGTTAGCAACCAAAACGTATTAGTCGCTAATTATATCACGCTACGCCCTTTAAGTTCCTACGGATTGGTTCACCCCAATTGGATGTCTTTCTGTACCCCACGGCAAGGTATCTGAATGCGTCACAACCGTGTGATGCCCAGTCGTGCGCTGGCCTACCCTTCCACACCAAGTTCTTATCGTCATACTCGCGGTGGTAGGCTCTAAGCCCCTCGATGCCGTGCTCGCACTTCTCAGCGTCAAACCAGCAATTACCTAGCATTGACCGCACCGCCTGGATGCCGTCATCCACGTTTAGCTGTGGCGCTATCTGGATATTACGAACACCAAGCGAGTCTAGGGTCTCAAGCCGTGACTTACCTGTACCAAGCTCCCTGACCCTGACATCGTGCGGGAGTATGTGCTGATCGTAGACGTAGCCCTTCTCCTGAAGCACCCTGGCGTAGTGATCCAGCCCCACGCCATTGGTCTCATAGTAATCAATAAGCCGAACCTCTGGCCCCACGAACTGAGCAAACCAGATCGCAGTAGTATCACCGATACCCAAGTCCCACGCAGTAACAACGCCCACGCCCCGGTCATAGCCAACCACAGTGATCCTGCCCTCGGCGTTACAGTCGCGCATCTCAATCGAGTAGTACGCGCCCTCGTGGTGTGTAAGGTAAGCACCCTCCCAAACGTGGTCATATGTCTCTGGGCGCTTCTGGAAGTCCTCAAGCCTTGCGTTCTCAAGCACCGCTGGAAAGAACGGGTTGTCCTTCCAGTTGATCTCAACAAGCTTAGAGCCTTGTGGTGGTGACTCCCTGAACCGCTTGTGCGTTGCGCTTAGCTTGCTCTCTGGGTTCCACGTAACCCAAAGCTCCGACGACTCCTCTCGAATCGTAGGAATGAGCTTCATCCAGGCTGTCTCTGATACCGTCTCGGCCTCGTCCACCCAGCAAAGCAATATGTTTGCCTTAGACTTAATCGAGTCTAGGTTGCGCCGTAGCCCGGCAAACGTAAACTCAATCAGGCGATCCCTAGTTCTTATGTACGTATCGCCAATCTCGTAGAAGTCACTCAGGAAGTCGTGCGACTCAATAGCCCCTCTGACCTCCTCAAACGAGCTATCAGCCAAACTATTAACGAACTCACGCGCACATAGTATCTGACCAGATCGCCCCTCTATGGCCCACATATAGCCCCTGACGGCGGCCATGATGGCAAAGCCCCTAGTCTTACCGCTACCTCGACCGCCATAAGCGCATCGGTATCTGGCCTCGCCCTCAAAGAGATCAACCAGCTTCGGCGGCAGTTCTATGCTGGACTTCAATGCTTAGCAACCAGCTCGATGATCGTGGGTAGGTCTCTACCGCCAGATGTTAGATCGACCTCTACCGCCTTCAATGCCGGTGTCGTGTACTTGGCGATCTTATCCCACGCGGTAACGCAGTCCTTGTAGTCCTCGATATCCCTCGACAGTTCAGCGATCTCGCTCATCTTAACGGCTGTCTCCGCCATACGAAGAACCGGGTCAAAGTCATCGCCAAACATGTCCTGAAGCCGATTCAATAGAAACTGCTTATTTTTGTTTGGTATACCTTTCCGACTAGCCACACTCTGCTCCCAATAAATTGATTTATAAACACTTTGGTATGTAGCTTTTGGCTACATGTTATCTGGATGCGGTGGTGAATGCGCCCAGTATTGGCCGGTAGTATTCCCGCACCGAATCTCCCCATCGTTTATGTCCCGGTCGTCCATTGGATATGACTCAACCGAACCATCTGAAAATGCGACTAGGTAAGTGCCAGGCTCACTTGGCATCTCACCAAACTCTACTGGGTACCACTCAATGCCTACTATCTGGCGCATAGCCCCTCCTAAAAAGTGCCGCAGTTGACCCAATTTGGCCTATGAAACTATGGCCCGACCGGCATTAGGTCTTATGACGCTGCGGCTCGCCATGGAGTTCTGGGCCATACCTATTTTATCACCCTACTGATCGTAGGTCTTTTGCCTTTCTTGAAGACCTGCGGACAGCGAATTATCTCTAGCGGCGGCTCTGATGCCGCCCATAGCGGCGTGACGGACAAGTCCATCATTATGGCAAAGTCCTCGCCAAACCGTTCCACCATCTGACACGCAGCCTGGATAGCAACCATCGCATCCTCACTATCGTACTCTTGAATCAAATCACTTACTTCACTCATCGCCCTTTACCAAATATCTATACTGCCTCATGGCATCTCTATCATCTATCGAATTTGCAATGAACGCAAGCATCTGCTTCTCCACTAGCCTGTGCTTGAGAAGCTCCGATGCCATCGATAGCTGCTGGCCTGGTGAGAGCGACTTCCAGTGAAATTTACGCGATACAAACAGCTCTAAGGTTCTGTCATCGACTGGCTCGCTCATGCTGCCTCCTCAGTGATCCACTCTCTAAGCTCTGGGTGCTGCTCTCTGATCTTTCTGACAGCTCGGTAAAGTAACGCCTTAACCGCATCCTCAGTGACACCAAGAGCCTCGGCAATCTCTGCTCGCGTCATGTAGCTGTCTTCAGTCACTTGCAAGCCTCCCTGTAGCTGCCCTTGTAATCCGGCCAGCCGTTCTCGCCGCCAGACTGCATGTGCATTTCTACCATCTCGCAGTAGTTGTCACCAAGAACCGGGCGATCATCAACACCAAAGAACATCATTAAGACGATTATCGAAAAAATTGCCATTATTGCTTTGTTCATTATAAACCCCTCCTAAGCCGCTTACGCGGCATTCTCTGGATATGGCGCATCGAATAAAAAGCAATGCGAGATTGATAGGGTTACCCAGGGCGCGATCATGTTGCGATCGTCCAGGGCTTTTTTGGGAAGCCAGGCTTCGGAACAGGCGCCCTTTACTAGAATTGCCTTCGCGCTTTCGCGAATAACCTTGACGCGAGCTTCGTCGTCGTCTGCGGTTCGGATTGTTATCACTTGATCCAACATTGTCTTAACTCCGTAGTTCATGACTGCATCCCCGCAGCCGATGAAGAGATATTACGGGAAAACACCAAGGTAAACAATATTGTTTATAGATTGTTTAATTATATGCATATAGCCAAAAAGTATAAATCAGTTCCAACTGACAAGTTCGTACTCTGGGTCATCTTCCATTTTCTTTAGCTCTTCTCGGTAGTGCTTTGCGATTAAAGCTCGCTCTGCCTTATTAGTCTTGTAGATAGCCCTCGACTTCTCCCGCAATAGCTCTAGATGTCCCTCGCCATAGATACCCATCAAAAAATCGTTGAACTCTAGCGGCTGCTCGGTGAAATGCCTGTGGTGGTAATGGCACAGGGACAATGCATTCATGGCGCACCACCTGACCGCCTTATTCCTTCTCCCCACAATGTGGGCGCACTCATTGGTCTCTGTCTTATAGCAGACCATGCAACTGCCATCGCGCTTACGTATAGCCTTCGAGAAAGCAATATCAGCCGCGTCTCGCTTAATCGGCATTAATGCACCTCCTGGTTGTCTGGAAACTCAATCTCGATTAGTTCGACATCTGAAACCAAACACCCAAGCCACAACTCGTA